TGGAAGGACCGGGAGCTTTATAAGCGACTGGGAATTCTACCTCTCATAACTAAGTACAAAGACAAACCAGACGAACTGCCAGACTGGCTCTCGCCAGAACTGCCAGAACAATTGGAGGAAGTCGGTTATGAGCTATATCCTAAGAACGGCGATCAGATGTGGGAATCCTATAAGGAATACAGTAAGTATTCTGATAGACTTTACAATGATTCTGATATTCTTTCTTCTATTAGTCTTACCCATGAGATTGCTTTCAATCGCATCGAAGACTTTATACCAGACAATACAGTACGCCTGCCGTCCTTTGTTGTACCTGAAGGAGAAACTGCTACCAACGCGCTTATAGCCCAGTGCATTAGCGGACTAAAGGAATTAAAACTCCACAAAGATAATGAATATGTGGATCGTTTGCGCCACGAGCTTCGTGTCATTGATGAGCGAGGCTTTAGCAAATATTTTCTTACAATGAAAGCTA